AAGCTCTTCGTCTCTTGTTCTTACTTCGAAATCTACAATTTCGTATCCATCCATCGTTAGTGATGGTTCTGGTTGGTTTCCTAATATTCTTATGTTCATTTTAACTCCTATATTATTTTAAATGATAGGTGTATTATACCATAAAAGAGGAGGCTTGTAAACCCCTAATTGCAATTAATTTGAAAAATTCACGTAATCGTGACGTAAAAAAAGCCAGGTAAGAGAATTCCTACCTGGCTTCGTTATGATATAAATTCCCGATTCTTTTAGAAAAGGTAATGCATAGCTAGTACCATGCTATCTGTGGCATCTCCATGTCTAACTCCATCCATAATGTGCAAACTTAATTGTACATTCGGAGCTACCATGTTGGAATACTTGAGCGCTGCCCAATCATCCCCATTGTTAAAGTCGCCATATTTAACATAGAAATCCCCAGGTACATCTGAAAGAAACGCAAGATGTTGCGTAAATTCCATATATGTATTATCTGAGTTGTCGCTATCTACATAGTAATATATACTTGAGTTCTTGTAACTTGCGTTAACAAAAAGCTCTTCAATATCATCATAGCCTTCATTATAAGAGTATTGTATAACTCCACCACCGAGTGAAAGATTATCAGTAACGGTAAGATTATATCCTACTGCTAAATCATATTCCCATTCAGCTTCGTCTCCAAAGTCGACCTGTCCCATCCAAGCGCTTCCGTATAATCCGTTGTCGTGATTATAATCTATGCCTAGATTGTAGGAAGTATCTCCCATGGATTGTGTTTGCCCTCTCCACATATAGTCAGACATTACTCCAACTTTACCTGAAACATCAGCAAACGTGAAAGGTGAGAAACAAGTTGCCACAAATAATGGCATTAATAATTTCTTAAACATATTAGCTCTCCTTCCCTACGAGTGTGTATACACCCCATAATAATCCTACCCATGCGAGTAGTTTGGCAAGTCCACCAAATAAAAGTACAGACCCACAACATGCAATCAATAAGATTCCATCATGTGAAGTTCTTTCTTTTACTCGATCGAGTAACCAGTTTTTGGCGTTTAATAATACGTCCATATTTTTTTCCTCTATATTTTAAAATCGGTAAAGGTATCTTTCGAATCCCTATTACCAAAATTATTTATTGGTTTATCCGGTATCATGTCAGACATAATATCTGTCTGAGCGGATTCCTCTACATCGTATAGTTTCATGCGGGAACGATCTATACCAATAACAAAGCGTTTGTATTTGGTCGGATCGTTATAACGATTCTTCAACTGTTTTACCAGAATTTGACCTAGCTCATCAAGTTCCTCTGTAGATATTAGAGCAAACATTAGATCAGCTGTCGCCGGTAATCCAAATGATTCCGAAGTGTCCTCTAAGCCAACGTCGGTATTACCGAATCCAGACCTCGTGGTCTGGGTTGCTGACATTATCGGCACATTAAATTCGACAGCAAGACCACGCATTTCCTCTGCGATAGCTTTGATGTACGAATAACTATTTATACTTCCTCCGAGCCCACGCATACGGGAAGAAGCACAAATGTTCAAGTAATCGATATAAATTATATCGGGCTTGAAGTTCTTTTTTAGCTTTAACTCATTGAGTAAAGCTCTGAAATGTCCAGTGTGTGCTGCGCCTGTTGGATATTCTTTAACAATAAGCTTACCGATAGATGCCTGAGCAATCTTTTCGATCTTACTGTTAAACACATTCTTTGGTAAAGTACCAAGAGATTGTATTGGATAATCCATTAGGTTAGCATCTATTCTTTCTGCTATACGTTCTTCTGCCATTTCCATTGTAATGTATAAAACGTTTTTGCCGAGTTGTAAATTAGCTGCTGCACAATGACACATGAATAGGGACTTACCCACGCCGGTACCTGCTAGCGCAATGTTTAAGGTCTTATTGGGTAAGCCTCCCTTCGTAATCTTATTCATATAATCTAGATCAAATGGTATTCTGTTTTCTTTCTTATTATAGAAATCAAACCTATCATCTGAGTTGTCAATATAATCATGACCAATAGCTTGGTCGAAAGATGTACCAAGAGCTTCGGATAATATCTCTGGGATAGCTCCGTCGCTCTTTTCGGTTTTACCATCAATGATCTGAATGGATTCCATAATAGCATTATAGACTGCTTTTTCTTTGCACCATTTCTCAGTTTCATTAATTAAATATTCAGTATCAACATCTGATTTAGTTCTTAGCTCATTAATTAATACCGCAGATGAATTTAATTGTTCATGCGGTAGTTTTAGTTTTTGTAGTTCTAACTCTAGAACTTTGGCTGTAGGTAGTTTGTTATGAGCTGCAACAAACTTAACCATAAGATCGAATACAACTTTATGTGATTCGTCAAAGTATTCTTTCTTTAAGAAAGGTATAACACGCCTGCAATAATCCTCGTTGTTTAATAAGTGATTAAGCGAATGTGTCTGTATTTGATTTGTTATGTCCAATTATATCCCCGTTTAATTTGTCTTCTACCGCTTCATCAATTATATGTTGTAAAACGGCTCCGATATAGTTATTAAAATATTCATCTTTACATAATTCGTCGTGATCGTGATCTGATGGATCTTGGATCTGATATGTAAAAGATAAAGTTGCTATGTCTAGTTCAGGGGATTCTTTAATCCCGACTTTACCGTATATAAGTTTTACGCCTTTGTATTTATTATTTAATCTAATTCCGTAGAAATCGATATCCTCATGTTCAACAAAGGTATAATCATTATGTGTTATATTATACACTATTTTACTCTTCTTGTAAATCTATTTCTACATCTAACATTGGTTTATGTCCGATAGAGTAGTGGGCTTTAACAAACTTTTTAAAATCTGTGCCAGTGAATATTGGATCCCAGAATTCTTCTGTGAGGGTATCTTTCTCTCTAACCTTTGGTTGTACTAGTTCGCCAGTTTCTCTATCGACTCTACAATACCAACCAACGTTAGGTTTTTGTACATATCCACCTGCCAGTGCTACATCTAGTAGTCCACTATATTGGCTAATGCCACCTTCCCAGGTAACCGAAATAGGTACTTTGCTTTTTTCTTTTACGAATCTAGATTTCTCTACATTAATAACAAAGTTATAACCTTTAACTTCTGTTCCAACTTTTTGTTGTTGTCTTCCTATAATCCAAATGTTATCTGCTGAATAGTAAATACCTGTTCCGCCTGATACGATTGCTTTAGGAAATAATCCCATTTCTTGATAAGTGTGATTCACAGCAAGCAAAGGGATATTCTTCATGGTAAGATAAGGAGTAACCATCCTGAATAATCCCTTTAAAGCTTTAGCTCTTGACATATCTGCAACTGATTTTTCGTTTAAAGCATCTTCTAATTCTTTTTTAGATGCTAAGTTACCAATAGAATCTATGATAATAATAACTTTATCGTCGCGTTCTATCTCATCTAATTGGTTAACTAGATCGAATTTTAGTTGTTCTACGTCTGTGATTGGTGTATGTAATACTCTTGAAGTATCGATACCGAATGATTCGAAATATGATTGTGGTGATCCAAACTCTGAATCATAGAACATTAGAACTGCATCATCGTGTTCTTTCATATAAGCACCTGCCATTAATAAGGCAAATGATGTTTTAAAATGTTTACTTGGACCTGCTAAAACAGTTAAACCGTTTGTAAGTCCACCTTCTATATCGCCACTTAAAGCAACATTAATCATAGGAACTTCTGTCGTTACTACGTCTTTTTCTCCAAAGTAAATAGAATCTTCTAGTACTGCTGTACCTTTAATCCTGCTATTCTTTTTTAGTTTATCCATTATTCCCATATTAATATCTCCTTGCTGGTCCTAGTTTATTCATACGCTCTTCTTTTCTGGTTCGGGCTACTGCCTCTGCTTTTTTACGTTTGCGCTTTGCGGTTGGTTTTTCATAAAATTCTCTTTTACGAACTTCGTTAACAATACCTGCTCTATCGCAGGCCTTTCTAAACTTTCTTAACGCAATATCGAATGGCATTGGGCTAGAAGGTCTTTTATCCTTAGGATGTCTTTTCCTAGGCATTAAATTTATACTTGGCATTAATTCCTCTTATTATTTGTTTGTATGGTACATTATACCACAGATTAAGGTGTTTGTAAACCCCTAAATGAAATCATATTGGATATAAGCTTCTTCAAACATATCCAGGGTTTGTGAGCATGAATCTTTCCATCTTAGCTCGGTTTCGGAATTAGTAAATTGTGGGGACACAACTCTGCAAACTCCTGATTGTATAATGGCTTTTGCGCATTCATGGCATACTGGTAATGGCCAAACATACATTGTACATCCATCTAATGAATTACCATTAAATGCCGCATTGTATATACAGTTTGTTTCTGCATGTACCACATATTTATATTTAAGCTCTCTGTCATTATATCTTAATTCGGTGTCTTCTATGCCTCTTGGAAATCCATTATATCCTTGAGCAACAACATTACCTTGATCGTTTACAGCAACTGCGCCAACCTGCGTACTTGGATCTTTACTCCAACCAGCGACCTGCTCAGCTAAAGCTAAGTATCTTTTATCCCATTTATCACTCATAAAGCTCTCACCATATTTTATTATTAATTTGTCTTTGCTTCATTTTATCTTCACGTATAGCATCTGTCTTTAATGGTTCTTTTTTACGATTTAGTATTTTAGGTGGAACAATATCTTTAAATGTTTCTTTTAATACTTTCTTTTCGCCGTTTCTATCTTCGTATGGAATAGATAATGCATGAACTATAACTGCTGGCGATAAGAATGGAGCACGTAGCTCTACAGTTGATCTCATCATAGTTCTATCTAGCTTAGGCAAATGGTAAAAAGGTAATTCACAGAACACATCTGACATTTGAGAATCATATTCTTCTGCTCTTCTATAGCCACCAAATAGTTCATCTGCGCCATCGCCGGTTAATACCATATGGTAACCTTCTTCTTTTAGCTTTCTTGCCATAGCAATTTGTGGTTTAACTGATCCAAGATCTACAGGGCTTTGGTGTATTCTAATAGCATCCTGATCGCTAACCTCTTCTAAAGTAACTTTTACTAAATCGGCTTCTACCATCTTAGCATATTTTTCTTCGTGGTTATCAACATGAATAGCTGTAACGTTTAGTCCTTGCTGTTTAATAAGTTGGTATACGATAGTGGAGTCTAACCCACCTGACAGTAGAACGGCTGCTTCTCTGAATCCACCTAATCTTAATTTAACCGCTAAGGCTAGGTCATCGTACAAATTGGTCACCGGAACTGAAGCCCAATCCCAATAAGGATATTCTCGACCTTTATATAAAAAGTGTCCAGGCTTTAGTTGATGTATTTCATTCCATGGTGTTCCGCCTTGGGGATCATAACCCCATTTCATAACATTAGAATGGAATATTTCATCCGGTGTGACTGGGCCATAGGCTTTTAGTACATCAGGTTCTGATGCCATAACTTCTACATCTTTACGATAATAGATTGGTTTAATACCTAGGAAATCTGTATAAGCAATTGGATGTTCATTAAAAAATGTAACATAACTCCAGAAGCCATCGAACTTATGAAAGAATTCATGTGAAAGTTCTTCTCTATATCTTTGATGTATCATATGAGCATCGCTTGCATATTCACCAAAGTCTTTATAATTAAATATTTCACCAACAAAAAGTGAAGGTGGTTCGTCATCGTATTGAATAGGTTGGATTGCTATAGCTGGATCTGCATCGATCATAGGTAAAGCAGTATGGAACATATCATAATCTTTCCATGTTTTATATCCACGATACTTAGTTCTTAGCCCACGGTATTCCATCTCTTTAAGAGATTGCATTCCATTAGCTGTTGTTTGTGTTCTATTGCTTATTAAAAATCCGCACATTATTCATTTACCATATTGTTTAATCCATATTTATCTACTGTAAAGCAATGTAAAGAACTAGCAGAGAAATGCATAATTCCTGGTACTGCATCTAAGCCCGATTGTTCTATTAACCATAAGCATAATCTATTAGCGAAATATAAATCGTTATGTAAGTGTCGCATTACATCGCATGATCGCATATGATATGCACAATGTAATTTACCATCACGTAACATAAAATGCCACCCGAACGTGCACGGGACGCGTTCGCCCGCGAGAGCGGCTGTACCATCTTCTGGAAACCAGATTGGTATATAACATTGCCTTGTTTTAGGTTCTTTTTGTAATAGTTTAACTGCTGTGTTTAGATCTGCTATATTAAATCTAACTCCCATTTGTTCTGTATCTTGCCACATTCTTTCTGGATAGCTATGTGAAAAAGCCGTATCCATTAAATATTTATCTGTGTCTTTTAACCACATTGTATGTGATGGCGGTGGATTGCAAGGTATACCACCTACTCTTTCGTCGAAATGAATATCTGCCCATGGTTGGGTAGCTTTTAATTCTGTACTAGCTTCTTCTGCATTATCGTACATATTTGCTTTCATACTTGCATGTAATATTTCTAGGAAGGCAGGATGTTCTGTTCCGCCTTGCCATCTTTCGGTTTCTATTTCATAACCAAGATTTAATAAATTACTTCTTAAGTCGTGTAATCCTAGTTTTAAATTACTTGCTATTGTCATCTCTGATTATGTTCCTGTTAAATATGTCTTTGTCTGGGGTTTGGCCGTCAATATCATAATCTAAATATGATGAGAAGAAGGCAGAATAGTTAATTAAATCTATTGCAGAATCTTGTAGTGATTCGAAGTTTTCCATATAGTTTTCATCGTCTTTCATAGCATCCAAAACAGAATGCATACGATTAACTTTGCCAGTCATAATATCTAAAATGGTTTGTGCGCCATTTGGATAGTAGTCTGATTGTCTAATCCTAGATTTAGGATTTTGGTAGTCATTGCCTTTCTTAGCTATAAGATCAGCGGCTTGTTTAAGTATGTGTAGTGGTTTCATAATGTATATTATACCATAGTTTTAGTTAAAAGTAAACCCCTAATATTTTTCAAGCACTGTACCTGTTTGATATAAGGGAATCTGTTTTGCATCTGGCCATTGTTTTGGATATGTATTCATAAACAAAGTTTGTGGCAAATGCTTGTGTACAAAAGTACCATAAGGTTCTACTGGAAGATTTTCCATGAGTAATTCAGCAACCATTTTGTGTAATAACCATGGAGCTTTCTTTTGTGTTGGATCTTTAATAAGCGTAATAAACTTTCCGCCTGGTTTTAATTTCTCTATAGAAGCTGTATATATTTCTAGTATGGTTTCCCAGTATACTTTACCTTTTAGAACACCAACGTTTTTATCTTTCTGATATTGTATCGATGCTCCTAAACCTTTAGAAGTCATACCTCTTTCTGGTGCATCTGATTGACCACCGCCAAGAACTGGATAAGGTGTTCCATTAATTACCATATCAAATTGTTGATCTCCAACGTGTTCGTGTAGATCTCTAGCGTCACCTTCTATAATAGTACCATTACCTGGTGCACCTCTGTCTGTTTGTACTTGAATTGTTCTTCTTGTAATCTCTGAGAATTCTAATTCTATTCCTACGCCATGTCTTCCATGATTCATAGATTCTACAACTGCTGTTCCTGTACCTACTGTAGGATCTAAAACATAATCACCAGGATTTGTAAATTGTTGAACTGCCCATCTATATCCAGACCAATGTCCTGGACAAATATGTTTATCGAATCCACCTTCTGGTTTTACATCTGGAAAATAGTATTGTGATCTAGTACTTTGTGTGTAATATTGATCTGTAGGTGTGTGATATATTTCGCCCAACCAATCACCAATAATAATATCTTTACCATGATAATCCTCTGGTATTTCCATTCTATGATGTAGTGTATCTGTGATACCTACTTTTTTAAATGTTGATTCGCCTGCCATAATTGTCTCCTAAATTATATACATTCACTCGTTTCATGTTTCTATCCAATCCACTCATAACGGTATCTACATCGTAAATACCTAAAAATTCAAACTTTAGATCATAATCTACTGGGATAACATCTGGAAGATTGTTGTCGTATCTTAGTCTATTGCTTTTAAAAAATAGAAAATGGGTAAGCTTACCTTTGCGGTTAGCATCCATATATCTAATGTAATCATGTTGTAAGTTATACCAAACAGAAGCTATTTCTTTAAAGTCTATAACCATACCTTTGTATTTAATATCGGCAAAATATCTATCTTTGCCAGTAACTTCTTTAGCGCCTTTTACATTTTCTACGACCATGTCTTCTAGATATTCTGAATCCAGATTAGCACGAGAAGAATAGCCACGTTTAGTAGTAGCATATTCTTCATCATGTCGGTCAAACATTTCCTGACTTATTTTTAAGTCTAAGGTGTTAATATATTCGATTAATTTTTCCATAATATAGATGTATTATACCATAGTTTCAGGTATTTGTAAACCCCTTTTAACTTAATATCGCTTTGATGTGATTTCGATCTATTAATACCGCAGCTTGTCCTTCGACGTTAACTGGCATTGCCTCTGACCATTTAACAAACACTCTGTTTCCTGGTTCTATCTTAGCAAATACGTTTTCTGGATCTGCATTATCTTGTTGGATATAATCACCAATTGCTAATACCAATCCTGGTTTATTACCTTTATCAATAGCTTCAGTAAGAATAATCCCACCTGCTGTTTGTTCTTCTTTTTCTGTTTCGGCGATTAAAACATTATCACCTAGTACTTGTATTCCCATATTATTCTCCTAAATGGTGGAGCGAGAGGGGATCGAACCCACGACCTCCTGGTTGCAAACCAGGCGCTCTCCCTACTGAGCTACCGCCCCATATATTATAAATTATTTTTAAAGACAAAGTCGATTGCTCTATTTGCTTCTGTTACTAGATCTCTTTTTGCATACCAATTACCTGTGTCCATATCTAAAGATCTACAGATATGGGCAATTTCTTCAGGAGTAATAGGATAACCACGTTGCATTGCATTGCCTGCGGTTGAAACCATTATCTGATACATTTTTAAATACCAACCAGTGCCGGAAATACCTTTGTATTCTTCGACCTGTTTTTTATTAACAAATGGACAATCAAAATAAGATGTCCAGGTATAGTTTGTGTTTTTTAATTGTGACTTTCTATGTTCAATTAAACCTTCTTTTATTTTATTAGGTAATCTATCAAAGAAAGATTCTGCTGGATTTAGATATGGATGCTTAGACATTAATACTGTCGGATCCATTATATCACCATCGTGTGAAAAGCAGAAGTTGTTCGCATCTTTATATTGCGATGGAACATAATACATTCGGGAAAGGTCTTTAGTTTGTGCATCAGCGATATCACCGATTTCTTTATTTAGTGCAAACCAAAAGTGTTTAATATCTTCTTTATTCACCCATTGGGTTAAAGGAAATACTAAACGAAATTTAGGATTTGTTAAGCTAGAACTAGCAGTCGAATAACAGAAATATCTATATTGCTCGTATTTCTTTTCGATCTCATTCATTTCACCTACAAAGTCATCGACATCAAGAATACCAAAACCGCCCCAAGAAACCACGTTATCGTTAGCACGAGTACTATCAGGCAAATATGTAGCAGGACTGATAAGAGGAGCTTCAGACTTTTTAGAATATTTGTCAGAGTTGTGTAGTCCAACGAGGACTGCTTCAAACTCTTCGAAGGACTCGTAGTCCATTCTTTTGTCCGTTTTGTTATCATAAATGCTATTAAATATTGTGCAACTTACCATGGTTATCCTCGTGTGATGGAGCTGTCCAACCTTCGGGTTTAATCAAATCTGGTAAACCTAAAGGGTTAGGTCTTGTTTCTTTTACTCCAACTTCTTTTTTCATATTGGCTTTTAGTACTTCATCCCATGCTTTTTCGGAATCAATACCGAATGCATCTAATGTTCCAATTGCTACAACGCATAGATCTATTAGACCATCTACTATTTCTTCAGGATCTTTTTCTTCAACTGCTTTAAATGTTTCTTCATATTCTTCTTTTAAGAATGATATACGAAAATGCAATAGCTGTTCTAGCTTTTCAGGGTTATCTGCAACCCATTGTTTAACGCCATATTTGCTATGCATTAAAGCTATATCTTGTACCCAGTTCTTAGACATTATACTATGATTCCTGTGTTTGGTGTTGCTATCTGTATTTCAGAAGTAGCTGCTCTGTGTTGTTCCACTAGCTGTTTGTTTGGTTCGACCATAAACATAACAAACTTAAGATCAATTTCTAATCCATCTTTAGCTTCAGTGTATGGCATAAAAGGCATAAATCCAATCTTGCCTTCGCCGGCTGGGATAAGAACAATGCTATCTTTTAAGATTATAGTATCAGTATCGATACCATTTAGATCTACGTTAGCGATTATTTCTTCGCCGGATGTAAGCCTAACTAA